GTGCCAGTTGAGTTAAAAGGTAGTGGTAATGTACAGTCTACAATTAAAACATTTACAAGTGCTGTTACAGATACAAGTAACACTGGCACTACCACTATTGCAGAAGCTGGTAATTCAACTTTAGCAGTTACCACTAATCACACTTTTACAGAACAAACAGTTGATATTAATAAAAATGCAGGTAACGGAAATACTTTTGGTGATGGTTTTACAACAGTGGTTAGTCCAGTAACAGGTAGTAATACAAATCTAAAAGTAACAGGTCGTTCTATATGGTTAGGTAATACAGATGATGATGATGGAGATACATATATAAACTTTTTAACAAATACATCTGGAAAAAGATGGGTTGCTGGAATAGATGTTTCTGCAACGGCATTTATTATAGACCAGACAGCTGCTAATGTACCTCAAGCAACAAGCGACTTTTCATTAGCTGCAGGTGGTGCACTAACGCTAGGCGGTGCTTTAACATGTACGCAAATAAATACAGGTCAAGGAGCAACTGAAGTATATGCAATGAATCAAGATGTAGAAACAGGAGATTCAGTAACATTCGATACAGTAATAACAACAAAAATGCCAGGGTTTACTGGAAGTACAATTACAGTAGATGGAGGAACCTTTTAATAACTAGGATGATATTTATATATGAGTCATGAGTCTGAAAATATAAAATGGAATGAAGCAAACTTTTATTGGGATAGCAATATCCATTATTGGTCTACTGTAATCAATGTAATTGAGCACGGAGGAGGTAGAAGTAAATGGAAAAGGCACGATAAAGATAAAAAGAAGCGGCGTGAAGTAATAAGACTCTTGATGTGGAGAAAAGGAATAAAAGTATATGATGAAGAAAAAGAAATTGAAAATATTGAACTGCACATCGAAGATATCAAACTAATCGCAGAGGAGTTAAAGAAAAATGTACAAATTATACACGGATAAAATAGAAAATTTCGAAGCAAAAATAAAACTCGAAGGTGCGTCATTAAAAAAATCAAAAGCTAGATTAGTTGTTGAAGCTGATGGCTTTGATGTAATGTTCAAAGGTACAATTTCAGAATCAGGTATTGTAAAAGTACCAGTAAAAAGATTAAAAGGACTAATTGATGAGAGTACAAAAGGTACAATAAAATTGGAGATAATTGCAGATGATACTTATTTTACACCATGGGAATCTACCTTTATGGTTGAGGCGTCAAGGAAAGTAACTGTTGAAATTAAATCTCAAAACAGAGGTTCCATCAACGAGGCCTCTAAGGCGCCTCAATCTAAGGTAGAAGTATTATCTCAACCAACAATAACAGAGAAAGAGCATATTATAAATTTAGTTAAAATGCTTGTTAAAGAAAACATCAATATAGAAAATTTGACAATAAAGAAAGATAAACTAAATAATATAATTGCAGAGTATATACAAGAAAATCCAATAACAGAAAGCCAAAAAGCTCCTGTTATAAATAAGGTTATAAAAGTTTTAGAAAAACGCAAATAGGGAATAGGTTATGGCACTACCAGATTTATCAGGTTCGCTAATACAAGATACTTACCAACGGGTATTGCATACGGATGGTACCGCTATATTTGACGGTACAGGAAGTGCAGTATTAAGTCAAACTGAGCTGGCATCTCTACAAGCGATAGGCTCTGCAGATATTAGTGATACCGAATGGGCAGAGATAGCAGCTATTGGAAATGCAAATATAACTGCAGCGGAGTGGTCATATCTTGCTGGTGCAACTAATGTTAGCTGGGCCCATCTCGCAACAATAGAACAGAATCTAGGAAACACTAATACTGTACAATTTGGAAAAGTTAATGCAGTGACAACAATAGATGATGGAGAATCACCATCATTTGCCAATGGCAGTGGTAGAGCTGGGTTCGCATTTCAAAACTTTACAGCTACATCTTCAATGTACATACTTTTTAATAGAACCGAAACGCCTATTGAATTCAAGCAATACGGCCACATAAGCATGAGCGGTGACCTAACAAGTTCAGCAGTAAAGATAATTAACAACAGCGATACAGACAATCTAATTGAATTCTATGCGTCAAATGGTGCAGACTTACTTTCTTATGTCTCTTCCGATGGTACGTTTCAAGGAACAGCTGCAAGTGCTACAAACGCTACAAATGCTACAAACGCTACAAATATTATTGCAAGTAGTAACGCAGAAGATGAAGAGCAGTTTATAGCATTTTTAGACAATGGAACTGGTACCGCGCAAGGAATAAAATATGATGGTGGCATAAAATACAACCCAAGCAAAAATAGACTAACACTTTCAGGTGGCATAACAGGAAGTGAAATAAGTTCAACAGGTAATATAAGTTCAAGCACTACCGGCCTGTTCTCGAATGTTCAAGTAGATACAGGATATGATTTTAAGTCTGGTGCTAGTAATATTGAAGGATTTTCTTATGTAAATAGTGCAATTCAATCAAACCAGGCTTTTAACGTATCAGGAGTACTAAGCTCAACAGGCAACATAAGTTCAAGTGCTGATGTAATTGGTATTCATATATCTGCATCAGGTGATGTTGTAATAAACGAAGGTCAAAAACTAATTTTAGATGGAAATGATACAGCTGGTCTTACTCCTGCAGGAAATACATATATACATAATGCAGGAACTTCAGATGAAATAGAAATGTATGTAGGCGGAACACAAAAATTAGAAATAAAACAAACACAAGTACTGTTTAATAATGGAGCTTTCAAAGTATCTGGTAATATAACAGCATCAGGTGATATGCATTTAACAGGTAGTGTTAGCGCAAGTGGAAACATATACTCTAATAATACAGACATAATACAGTACAGTTATCAAAACGAAAACTCTCAAGAAGCAGACGAATGGTATGGACCAAACTCACAAGGTCCTTCATATTATTATTGGGCAAAGAAATATTCTAATTTTCCGGATGTAGGTCTAGCATATATGAATGGTGCTTTTGTATTACCATATAAGGCAGAGCTTGTATCATGTACATATACAGTCCACTGTTTAAGTGCTTTTTCTGCAGGCCAAGTAGTATCATATACAGCTTCGCTATTAGTTAGAGACGCAAGCACAATAACATTCCCGGTATTGAATGCTCCAGACGCAAATGCTGATATAGACATACAAGGTCAAGCAGCAATTGCAATGGACAAACAAAACGGCCAATACAGAATTAACGTTCCAGTATCAGGAACATATTCAGAAGGTTCGTATGTATATCCAAGAACAAGAGTAGGTGATGATGGTAGAAACTGGAGAGGTAATTTTGCATTGAAAATAAGGAGAGTTGAATAATGGCAAATATTAGAAAGTCAAACAATATAAGTAATGACACAGGAAGTTCATATTCAAATGTAACTAATACTCAAGCTAAAATAAATAATATACAAGAAAGATTTGATGATACTACTGAAAACGATAATCCTTATGATGGTGCAATACAATATATAAATAAAAAAATAGAAGAAACAATCGATATTGTAAACCTTATAGAAGTAAATACAGGCGATGGCGCTTCAGTAGCAACATACGCAGAAAAGCTTAAAGCGGCTCCTAATATTGGTGGTGTGCAATTTTCTGGACTATCAGACATCAATTTGCCAGGAGTAAATATAGCAGGTAACCAAGATACTTCAGGTAATGCAGCGTCAGCTACCAAGCTGGCAACAGCAAGAAAAATTGGCGGAATAAGCTTTGATGGTACTAGAGATATAGTACCTGCTACAGCAATCAATGCATTGGGATATAAAAACTCAAAATCAAATTATAAATTGACGCCAGCAGATTTTTACATGATGAATTCTACAAGTAATTATTCAGGAGGATATATTACAATACCTGCTGGAGGAGAATGCCACGCACAATTAACATTACCATTAGAATCTAAAGTATTGAAGAAAAATACTATTATATATTCATCTGCTGTAGGAGGTACTGTTGAGATTTGGATGGTGCCATTTGATGGAGTAGGTAGTCCTTCAAGACGGATAGGTTCAGGTTTACTAGGAAAACAAATATTGTTAAACGACCAGAGTGGATTCAATGCAAATAAATATTATTTGTGGATTAAGATAACTACAACTGATGATGACGGTGCAATAAGAGTATATGGAGGTGATGTAGAATTCGGTCAATAGTTAATTATTTGATATTTATAGAATATGGCACAGACGATAAAAATAAAAAACGGTAGCGAAGAATCTTCACCAGCATCATTAGTTCAAGGAGAATTTGCAGTAAATGTAAGTTCAGGTTCTTTATGGTATGGTTCAGGTTCAAGTAACGTTACAAAATCTAGCTTTCATTTTAGCGAGTTAACTTGTTCTTCTGTATTAGATTCTAATGGAGCTTATGTAGGTTCAGGTAATGCGAAAGTAGCAGGGACATTGAGTTCTAGCTACGCTACCTTCGGAACTGCAATAACTATAAATTCCAATAGAATAATTAAGAGTTCTGACGCAGGAGCAGGATACTATACTTTTCAAGACGGCGGAGTCGAAGTAAATGGTAATATAAGAACGTCAGGTAATATAACTGCAACTGGAAGTGTAACTGCATCAGGAACTATAAGCGGTAGTAGTGATTTAGCAATACATGGAGGTATATATGCTGCAAATATAGGAACAGGAGTAGACAATTCTGTTGTTATATTGGACTCAGATGGGAAGCTAAAGACAGATGAAGTACAATCAGCAATATTTAATACTGACGATGGAATAATAACAGTTGGCACAGCAAATGAACAGCTAGCAGGAACTAATTTAAGTGAGCTAACAGTAGGAACCTCAACAGCAGCAGTAACTGCAACAACAGCACAGACTGTACAGGCAGTAGCAACAACAGATAATGCAGACTTTTTTGTTACTGTAGTTGATGGAGCCAGCGCTGGCCAAACAGTAGAAACAAGTGCTAATCTAAAATATAATCCTTCTACAAAAGGACTTACTGTTGGAGGTAGCGGTTCATTTGGTGGCAACGTATCTGCAACAGGAGTTGTAAGTGCAAGTGGCGATATTACAAATAAAGGAGATATTGTAACAGACGGTTTTGTAAATGTAGTTGCAGGTGGTCAAGGCTATAAATTAGGTAGTGTAAAAGCATTATGGGTAAATGGAACTAAAGACCAGGTAGGTAGAGAATCGACAGCAACAAAAATAACCGGTTCACAAATCGAATTAGGAGGTACAGGAGATGTACACGTAACAGCATCAGGTAATATGCTTTTAACAGGTAGTGTAAGTTCAAGTGGTTTAGAAGTCACAGGTAACGTTACAGCAAGTCAAACTGTTACTGCAGCAAATTATGTAGGTACAAAACACTTGTTATATTCAGGTGTCGTTTATATAAACGCAAGTCCTTTTACACAAAATGCAGTGTATATGGGAAATAACTTTAGTAACCAGGATTCTAACTGGAATACTGCTCAAGCTGCAGGAGGTACTCTAGGTTCTACATCAACAATATCAATTGCAGAAGACAATTTCAGATGGGGAATGATACTTCCTTTTGATGTGAGTGCTGTTGAATTACAGGTCTCATGTAGGCCTGGAGGTGCATGTACAGGTGATAATTTCTTTTTAGGTTTATATGGAGCAAACAGACCGAATAATGATGGTAGCGCAAATCTTGATATAACATTATTGGCCCATCAAGATGCTTCATTCGTACAAGGAAAATTTGTAACAAATGATTTTACACATACAGCAAATTTAAGCAAAGGCTATATGATATTTATAGGAATAGGCTCAGAAGATTCAACAGCAGCTAAAAACGCACCAGCTTTAATAAACTGTATAATAACTCAGAGGTAATAATATGGCAGATATAAAAACAGTAACACAAGAATTAGATGATGGTACTCATAATGTAGAAAAATCGTATATTTCAAATGATGAATTACCAGAAACATTAACAATAAAACTACTAAAAGAAAAGATTGACGAATTGGTAGCTGAAGTAAACAATATAAAGAGTGCACTGTCAGGTGATTAAATTATTCGACATACTAAGTGAAGGGGTATATGACCCAGGTATATTCAAAGCAATATTTACTGCAGGTGGTCCTGGTAGTGGTAAGTCTTATGCTGCATCTGCGCTATTCGGTATGCCAGAAAAAATGCCGCACGTTTCTGCAGATGGATTAAAATCCGTAAACAGTGACAAATACTTTGAAACATATTTACAGATGTCTGGAATATCTCAAGATATTGCAAAGATGACTCCTGCTCAATATGAAAAAGCGATGGAGTTAAGAAACAAAAGTAAAAAAGTTAGAGACGCTGCATTAAAAAATTATATAAATGGTAGGCTAGGTTTGTTAATAGACGGTACAGGAAAAGATTATTCAAAAATAGCAAAACAGAAAAAAAGACTACAGGAAGTAGGATACGATTGTTTTATGGTTTTTGTTAATACTGATTTAGATGTTGCACTTAAAAGAAATCAAGACAGAGAAAGGAAATTACCGACTGAATTGGTACAGAAATCTTGGAAAGCTGTACAAAATAATTTAGGTAAGTTTCAAGGATTGTTTGGAAGCAGTAATATGCTTGTTGTAGACAATAGTGAATATAAGGAGTTTGATAAGATTATTAAGAATGGTGCAAGAGAGTTTATAAAAAGACCTATACAAAATCATATAGCTAAAAAATGGATTAAAAAAGAATTGGAGCTAAGAAAAAAATGAGTTTAGGTAAGTGGCTAGCTAATCAAATTGTAGAAGAAGATTCTAAGATAAAAGTTGTCGTGGCAATATATCCAGGTCGTTTTCAACCTATGGGTAAACATCATGCAAAAACATTTAATTGGTTGAACGGTCAGGGATTTGACGTAACTTATGTCGCAACTAGTGGTAAAGTTGATTTACCAAAATCTCCATTCAGTTTTAACGAAAAAAAGAAAATAATAAACTCACACGGTATATCTAAAGTCGTACAGGTAAAAAATCCATATCAGTCAAAAGAAATTTTAAGTAAGTATGACCCAGAAACAACAGCGGTTGTATTTATGGTTGGTAAAAAAGATGCACAGCGATTAGGTGGTAAATTTTTTAGACCGTGGAAAGGTAAAGCTGAAGTTGGATATAAAGAAGGTGCATATACTATTATAGCGCCACACGTAAGTCTTAAAGTTAGTGGATATGGAGAGATGAGTGGTACAACAATAAGAACTGCTCTTGGTGATAAGTCACTAGATAAAAAAGAAAAACTAAAATTATTCAAAGGTATTTTTGGCCATACAAAAAATTATAAACTAATAGTAAATAAACTTGAAAAATTAAACGAAATAATGGAAGGCTTTTGTTATTATTTCGATATACCAAAATTATTAAAAGAAAATTCAACAGTTGTAGGTGACAATGTAGATGATGGCCCTAGAGGCTATTGGGGAAATCAGAAATCTTGGAAAAAGTTTGGTAAAAATATAGAAAAATATATAAATCCTGGTATGGAAGTATTAAACTATCTTACAGGAGCTGAAGAGTTTTTTCAACATGACACTGCTTTCAAAAAAGATATGAGTGGAGGACCTACAGCTGCTGTATCATATTTCCCTGTTGGTAAACCTGGAACTATTGGTGGTACAAATTATCTTTCTGATAAAAAAGGTAGAGTTGCTTATGATAGATGGGCCAAGTGGTCCAAATATATTGCAACAAGAGTTGGATATGAATTTGTAAATTATCTAGGAGCAGAAATATCTTCAGTATCAAATAAAAAAGAACCAACAAACCAAAAAGATGGTACACTAGTTAAGGAAGGTCTTTTATTAGAAGGAGGAGCTTATGGTCATATGTCACATCCATTCGATGATAGAGGCTTGACATTTGGAGATTTTAGGCAGATAATAGATATAGCATTACAAGGAAAATTAGATATTGACGAAAAGGCAACTGAAAAGACAGATGGCCAAAATTTATTTATTACTTGGAAAGATGGATTAAAAGCTGCAAGAAATACAGGTGATATTAAAAGAGGTGGTGTAGATTCTAAAGCAATAGCAAAAAAGTTTGCAGGAAGAGGTAATATAGAAAAAGCATTTAACTATGCGATGAATGATTTATCAAAAGCTATAAAATCTCTAAACGATAAGCAGCGTAAAAAGATTTTTGACGATGGTAACAATTGGGTGAATATGGAGATAATGTACCCTGCATCTTCTAATGTTGTTAATTATGATGCTCCAAATTTACAATTTCATAATGTCTTGCAATATAAAGATGGAACTCCAATTGGAGCAATAGCAGACGGTGGTAGAATACTAGCAGGTATGATAAAACAAGTTGATGCAAATGTACAGAAAAACTTTTCTATAATAGGACCTCAATTCTTAAAGGTAAATCCTCACCAGGATTATTCTGCTAAAAAACCTTATTTCTTAGGCAAGCTTAATAAACTTATGAAAAAATTTAACATGTCAGATTCAAATACATTTGGTGAATATCATCAGGCGTGGTGGAGTGATTATGTAGATAAAAAACTAAAAGGTGTAGATAATAAAACAAAAATGGGACTTGTTAAACGCTGGGCATTTTTTGACAAGTCGTTTAGATTGAATAAAAAAACAATAGCAGACGAAAAAACTCTTGCAGCTGCAATAGATATAGATAAAATGAAACATGCTGACCAAGTAAAAAAGAATATGCTTCCATTTGAAAAGTTGTTTTTTGAACTAGGCGCAGAAGTACTTAAAAATGCTGAAGGCTTCCTGGCAGCAAATCCCGATAAGGCCGTACAAAATATAAGAAAACAAATAAAAAATGCAGTGTCAGTTGTAAAAAAAGGAGGCGATATCAAGAAAATGAATAGGCTGTCTCAACAACTTAATAAATTAAATTCAATTGGCGGTATGAAATCTATAGTACCAAGTGAAGGTTTGGTATTCGTATATAAAGGAAAAACATATAAATTAACAGGAGCATTTGCTCCAATAAATCAAATCACAGGAATGATATATTTTTAGAAAAGGTTATGAAAAATAGAATTACAAAAGATAAAGTACAGAGAATGAGAAATCTGGTAACAGGTGACTATGGAGCAAGTACTAAAAAGCAATCAGGTTATAAAAAGTATAATGTTAAAAGAAAAGAAGGCGATGTTTGGGAAGAGAATGGTAAAAAGTGGACCATTAAAAATGGTATAAAGCAAAACTTTACAAAACTTAAAAAAGCTAGACGAATTGCAAAGACACCTCTTGTATGTCCAAAATGTGAGACATCGATGAATCATACGATGCATGTAAAAATGTATAAATACTATGGCCATTGTTTTGGTTGTCAAACTAATCTGGAAGTCGAAATGAAAAATAATGGAACATATAATCAGTGGTTAATAGACAATGCAAAAAAACAATTCGAAAAGTGGAAAGAAGATGAGACCGAATCATTTGAAAAATGGTTTTCAGAATTGGATTCTAAAAAGAATATTACAGAATCAGGTTTGATTGAAGACTGGAGTTCGTTAGATTCTAAATCAAAAGAACTTATTGTTCAAAGATTTAATGAGTATATAGATAAAGAAGAAAAGAAAATGAATAATTTAATAAAGGAGAAAAACAATGAGTAAGTTATGGAAAATAATATTGGGAATAGGTGCTGTACTTGGTACTATATTCGCAATGTCTTCAGGAGCAGGTAATAAAAAACAATTCAAGAAGGACTTAAAAGATAATAAAGATAAGTTAAAAGAAAATAAGTCAAAGAAAGAAAAGATAGAAAAAGAAAAGAAGGCAGTTAAAAAGAAAATAACAAAGACTGATGAAAAAATTAAGAAAACAAAAGCAAAAGTAAAATCTACGAAGTCAGCCAAAAAAACAATTTCTGATTTTGAAAAGAAATATAGGAGTAAAAAATAATGAAGAAATTATTATACATATTGATTATATTTTTATTATCATGTGCTGCACCTAAAGAATGCTGTGGCCAGGATAAAATTGTTAAAATACCTCAATCAGAATTAGACGCATTCTTTTTGGCAGTAGACACTTTAACCGAACAGGATTCTATCAAAACAGTTTATATATCTGAATTAGAATTACAGCTATCAAACTACAATTCGCTTAATCAAAAAAATGAGTCTTTATTGTTAAATCAAAAAGACGAGATTGTTTTACTTAACAATCAAATAAAATTATATGAAGACAGATTGAAGATAACAGATGCTTGGTATAATAAAAGATGGTTTGGTGTTGTAGTAGGTGTTGTAGGTACATCAACAGCAATATATTTAGCTGGTCAAATCCAATAAAAACTAAAAACATATATATTTATATATACAGGTTATGGCAAAGAAAACAATCAAAGAAGCTTTAATAAAAGAGTATATGAGGTGTTCAAAAGACCCCGTATACTTTATGCGTAAGTATTGTTATATACAACATCCAATGAAAGGTAAGATAAAATTTGACCTCTATCCTTTTCAAGAAGATTCATTAGTACAATTAAAAGAAAACCGATTTAATATAATTCTTAAATCTAGACAGATGGGTATATCTACATTAACAGCTGGACTGACAGTTTGGAATATGGTATTCAACGAAGATTTTAATGTACTAGTAATTGCAATAAAACAAGATACAGCAAAGAATCTTATTACAAAAATTAGAGTTATGCATGAAATGCTACCATCTTGGTTAAGAGTAGGCTCTGAAGAAGACAATAGACTTTCACTAAGACTTAAAAATGGTTCTCAGGTAAAAGCTGTATCATCTTCACCAGACGCTGCAAGGTCGGAAGCGCTATCGCTTCTTGTTATTGATGAAGCTGCATTTATTGATAAGATAGATGAAATATGGACATCAGCTCAACAAACATTAGCAACTGGTGGTAGAGCTGTATTACTGTCAACACCAAATGGCACCGGTAATTTATTTCATAGAGTATGGCAGGATGCAGATAGAGGCGATGGTAATTTTAATCCTATAAGACTTCATTGGACACTACATCCAGAGCGAGACCAAGATTGGAGAGATTTACAAACAGAATTGCTAGGTGAAAAGATGGCAGCACAAGAATGTGATTGTGATTTTATATCTTCTGGTAATACCGTAGTTGCTGGTGAATTACTTCAATGGTATCAAGATAATATGTGTTGTGACCCTATAGAAAAACGAGGTCAAAATGATGAGATGTGGATTTGGAAATATCCAGATTATACAAAGGCGTATATGGTAGTGGCCGATGTTGCTAGAGGTGATTCGTCTGACTACTCTGCATTTCACGTAATTGAGATAGAAACTATGGAGCAAGTTGCAGAATTCAAATCTCAAATTCCTACAAAAGATTTTGGTAATATGTTAGTAAATATTGCCACAGAATATAATGAAGCTCTACTTGTTGTAGAGAATGCAAACATAGGTTGGGCCGCAATACAACCTGCAGTTGATAGAGGTTATAGAAATCTTTATTATACTTTTAAGCATGAAGGAGTTCATGATGCGGCAACACAATTAAGTAAAGGTTATGACCTTAAAAATAGGGAAAACATGACCCCAGGTTTTACAACGTCGTCAAGGACTCGACCTCTTTTGATATCGAAACTTGATATTTATTTTAGAGAAAAGGCGTGTATCGTTAAGTCAAAAAGACTAATCGATGAGCTCTTTGTTTTTATATGGAATGGACATAAGGCAGAGGCTCAAAGAGGATACAATGATGATTTAACGATGGCATTTTCTATTGGAATGTACGTTAGAGATAACGCTCTTCGTCTTCATAGCGAAGGTTTGGCTATGAACAAGAATGCTATCAATAATATAGTTAATACAAAAGGTGCCTACAAAGGAAACATAGATTCAGAAAACCCTTGGAAGCAACAAATAGGTAACGACAGTGAAGACTTAACCTGGCTATTATAAAGGAGCAGAAATAGATGGCAGACAAAACATTTTTTGGAAGATTAAAAACTTTATTTTCAACAGGTACAATAGTAAGAAGAACAGACAAGGGCCTAAGAGTTGCAGATTTAAGTAGAGTACAATCAAACACAAAACTAGAAACTAATAGACTTATTGATAGATTTAGTAAAATTTATCAAAGTCAGAATTACGGATATAATCAACAGGCTAATTTTCATACAATGAGACTCCAGCTTTATACTGATTATGAGGTAATGGACGAGGATTCAATTATATCATCAGCGCTTGATATTTATGCAGATGAATCTACTCTTAAAAATGAATACGGTAATGTACTTACAATAAAAACAGAAAACGATAAAGTACAAAAAGTATTAAATAATTTATTTTATGATGTATTAAATATTGAATTCAATGCTTGGCCTTGGGTTCGTAATATGTGTAAATATGGTGATTTATATCTAAAACTAGATATAACAGAAAAAGTAGGTGTAACAAACTGTATTCCAATTTCAGCATATGAAATGTTTAGAGAAGAAGGCTTGGACCCAAAGAATCCAGATTTGGTTAGGTTTACACACGACCCAAGTATGGGAGGTCAAACTTCAAATTCTCCTAACTCAACAAAAACAATGTATGAAAATTATGAGGTAGGCCACTTTAGACTTCTTAATGATATGAATTTTTTACCTTATGGTAAATCAATGGTTGAACCTGCAAGAAAAACATATAAGCAATTAACTCTTATGGAAGATGCTATGTTAATACATAGAATTATGAGAGCTCCAGAAAAAAGAATATATAAAATAGATATAGGAAACATACCTCCAAATGAGGTTGATACATATATGCAAAGAGTAATCAACCAAATGAAGAAGGTGCCATATATTGACCCGAAAACAGGACAGTATAATCTTAAGTTCAATATGTCAAATATGCTTGAAGATGTATATCTTCCTGTAAGAGGTGGAAATTCAGGTACAGAAATTGATACTATGTCAGGAATGGAATTTGGTGGTATTGATGATGTCGAATATCTAAAGCATCGAATGTTTGCTGCATTAAAAATACCTAAAGCATTTTTAGGATATGAAGAAGGAGTTGAAGGTAAAGCTACACTAGCTGCGCAAGATGTAAGATTTGCTAGAACAATCGAAAGAATCCAAAGAATTTTTGTTTCAGAACTAACTAAAATAGCTATGGTACATTTATATTCTCAAGGCTTTACAGAAGAAGAGCTTGTTGATTTTGATTTATCACTTACAAATTCTTCAACAATACATGAACAAGAGAAAATAGAATTGTGGTCTCAAAAACTAGGATTGATAGATTCTATAAAATCAGGTCGAGTAATTTCAGAAGAATGGGCATACAAAAATATATTAGGTATGACAACTGAAGAGATGAGAGAGCAACAAAAAGGTGTACAGCAAGATAGAAAAAGAGAATTCTTACATAATGAACTTGAAGCTGGTAACAATCCTATTAAATCAAAGGTTGCTGTTTCAACTGACTGGGCATTACAACAAGGTTCTCAACCTCCAGCTGGTGAAGAA